ATGCAGAACACGGCGATGTGAGTTGGATTAGTCCCATTGCGCGTGTATTCCTTCGTCGTCATGAAGGCGACGAAGTGAAGCTCCCGACGCCGGCTACAAGCACGCATCCAGCCGGCGTAGATACGTTGGAAATTCTTGAAGTTACCTATACCGACCAGCAGCCGGTACCGTAAAGTCGCACAAAAGGGCAATGAGGAAGGGACGATTTTAAGCTTCAAAATCGTCCCTTCTTGTTGGAGCCGCTGTTCAAGGCGCGGTGGTTCTTGAGACCGGTTTAGTTGATTTTCTTTTTGGTAGAAACGCCTTCCTCAAGACTGCGTTTGACCTTGATAACAACGTCATTTTGACGAATCGTGCGCATGACATGAATGAGGTGATTTTTATCGCGCACTAAAACCGTTACATGCACGATATGCTCGCCTTGAGAGTCATCGAGCGTTACCGCAGTGATGCTCGAATTAGCCTCGGCCACGGCAGCGGCGACAGTCGCGAGGCCGGCGTGTGCGTCCTTCACGCGAACTTCAAGCGGTACTGAGAAGTGGGCTCCCTGCTTCGTTGGGCCCCATTCC